CATCTTGTACTCTTTCTGAATTAACAAACTCATCCCAAGTATTATCCATTAGATTACCCATTATATCATCTAAACCATAGTCTTGGCAACATAATCCTAACGAACCATCAGGCAATAAAACATTTTGATATGCTCTAGGACATTTTCCTCTAATATTAATTTCATCAGGAACCTTATCAGTCTTCTCTAATAAGAGATTCATAGCTCTGCTATTAATATTCCTTACATCAATCTCAACATACTTCTCCAACTCCTTAAGCAATGGATGTAAGTCACCATGACAATGAAACTTAGTCCAGTATGGCATTGGATTATGCAAAACATGATTCAAGGTATCATAATAATCATCAGTCAATTCCGTATACTCTTTACCATCCTTTTCCTTATAATACTTGACAGGAACCTTAGCACCTATCATTTCAAAATAAGATGCTGATGGTAAATGAACATGAACACCGTGATGAAAGAAGACACCCTCACTTCTCATTCTATCCCAATCACCAATTGTCATACCCATAAGAGTAGTATTCAAAAGCAACTCATGTCCTTTCTTAAAGGAATGAATTATCATATCTGTACAATCAGGATTCAAAAATGGTTCTACATAACCAGTAAAATTTAATCCAATGTCTGTAGGCATTGTACTAATACATTGTTCAAATGTATCCAATGACATCATTGTATCTTTATCCTTACCTATCCTTTCTCTATACCTTTTAATTAAAGTAGATTGGGGACAATACTCACATACGTTAGAGCATCCAACTCTTGTTGTAACCTCTATAGAATGCTTCATTCTCTCTCTAATAAGATGTGTTTACCTTTTCCTTCATATGCAAGACAATCAACACCTTCATATAATTCAGGTTCATCTATTTGGTAATTAGTCCAATCACCTGCATACGGTCTATCTATATCTATGATACCAGCAAGAGCATCAATTGATGCACCCACATCTAAAAATACAGCATCAGTATATTTCTTAAGACGATGTATCAACCCATTCTTGACATGTCCTACACCCATTAAGAATATCTTAGATGTTGATTTCTCAAGTTGTTCTCCAACCATCTTCTCAGTTGCATCAATATCATCACATGCATAAAGTTGTGGTATAGAAATATAATCCTCAAACTTTTCAAGTCCAAGATACTCCTGATACTGTGGTGCTTCTATTAGATTTTGAATTAAATTCATCTTAGTATTAGCACCAAGAACTCCAATCTTTCCAGCAAAAGTTTTCATCAACCACTTATTACATACTAATCCATATCCATACTCAGCAGGATAATCTATCTTTACACCAGGTAATACCTCATTAAAGTGTGCGATATTCTCAGGGTATATCTCACATGTATAATAATCACACTTCTTAGAACCTTCCACAAATGCTTCATGTCCTATGAGTTCATAACTCTTACTCAATGCTCTACGTCCTGGAGAAGCACTACCTACAGGCATCTTCTTAAGGAAGTAATAATCACCATCACCAAACTTGTAGATAGTAATAGATTTCTCTTTCTCTACAGAGTCAATTAAAAAACTTTTAAATTTCTCCATTTCCTCTTGAAAATTAGGAAATGTATCTGGATTATGAAAACAAGGATTTTGATCTCTGTTCTCAGTCCCTTCTATCTTATAAACATCTAAGTACATTTTAAACTCCTGCGAAGAATTCTCTTACCCAGTACATGACATAATCAATGTCATTATCATCCATACCAGGATGACAAGGTAAACTAATCAATTTCTTCCACTCCACATCTGCCACAGGATACTCACGTTGGTTCATAGACTTCACAACATTATACTTATGAAGTGGTTTGAAATGAACACTAGTATGAATATTCTTACTGGCAAGATAGTCAATTAGATTATCACGATGCTCTGGTGGAACCTTAGCACAATAGTATTGTACTGTCTCACTATGAGGAGGTGCTGTAATACAATCAGCAAGTTCTTCATTATATCTCTTCTGTACATGCCTTCTCCATTCTAGGTTCTTAGGCAACTTCTTCATCTGTGTCAGACATATGGATGCCATAATGTCAATCATATAACACTTGTATCCAAGAATGTCTACTTCATAATCCCAACTATAACCTGGTTTGTCACCATGCATATTCCTAACACGAGAATATGTACTGGTAATACCTAACCATGTCATCGAAACTAACTTCTCATATAAGTCCTTATCGTTCAGGGTAATCATACCACCATCACCACAAGGCATAGTCTTTACTGCTTGGAAACTCCATACAGCAATATCACCTTTGGTTCCAGCACCAGGTGTATAACAACTATGAGCACAATCTTCTAGTATAAAACCATCATAGAACTCACGTATTGTATCAATATCCGCAGGGACACCAGCTTGATTGACAGCAATAATCGCTTTTGTATTTGGTTTTAGATTTCTTTTTACATCTTCTGGATCAAGACACATTGTATATGGATCAACGTCCACAATATTAGTGGTACAATTATTCCATAAAGGAACAACAGCAGTCGTCATGAAAGATATTGTAGGATTAATAATATCACAATCCTTAATACCCAATGCCTTTAGAACTAAATCCTGTCCATGAGTAGCACTAGTAATTGCAATCGCATACTTAGCACCAACCATCTTGGCAAATTCTTTTTCAAACTTAGCAACCTTCGGTCCCTTAGCCCACCAACCACTTTCAATGGTGTCTCTTAACTCTTCAACTTCTTCTTTACCTCCTACAGGTTGAAGAACTGATAACATTTTGTCCCTGATTTTCATTATTACTCCTATGATATATGGAAGTTGGAAAGATCTGATGTTTTCCCACTAATTTCCCATGCATTACGAATGATACCCAACCAATTCACCCATTCATATTCAATCTTGTTCTTAGTGACAAAATTATAAAGGTTATATTCTGAACCAATATGCTGTTCTAAATTAGTCTGCAATTCATTCATACTATACTCAGCATATTCTACCATACTTTTTGTTTTCATGGAAAAGAACATATCATTATAAAGTGGTCCTTTGTAGGATTCAAGTACTCGTCCATCCAAGAAAACAAAGTCTGGATTTGATAGTAGTGCTTGCTTCTTTAAACTCTCTGTTCTTTCAAAAACGTAAGGACATGTGTAGAATCGCCTTGCAGTAACATAACAAATATTTTCATACTTATCTATATCAGTTTCATCCAAGGCAGTTTTGAGTTGTAGTAACTCACCCATACCTTTATTAGATGTACCAATATTACTCTCACTACCAGTAGCAACTACCTCTTCTCCATCAAGAAACTCTCTTAATTCTACATTTTTAATTTGTTGAGGATCATCAATAGTATTCTCACAAATAATAAAATCAAAAGATTCTGGTAGAACTCTCTTTAATTGTTTTAGACAAATCAAATATTCATCTTCTCTTGCGTCACATACATGCTCAGGTAGAGATGAAGGACGTAGAGAAGTGAATCCTAATGCTAAATTTCTCATGCTATACTTTCTTTATACCATTGATAAGTAGATTCAATCCCCTCACGAAGACTAATTTTGGGTTGCCAGTCTAATGATTTAATTCTATCAACATTAAGAACCTTTCTTGGAGTACCGTTTGGTTTTGATGCATCCCACTGATAATAATTTTTATAACCAGTAACATCTACAATTATCTCAGCAAGTTCTTTAATGGTTACATCTACACCTGTACCAACATTAATAATTTTTTCAGAATCATATCTTTCCATACAAGTATAGGCAGCTTCTGCTAAATCGTCAACATGTAAAAATTCACGTTTAGGTGAACCATCACCCCATAAATTAACAATCCAATGCTCACTCTTATCAAGAGAACCATGAAACTTAGCAATCAATGATGGAAGAACATGTCCACTATTATGATCGAAGTTATCTCCAGGTCCATATAGATTAGTAGGCATTAAAGCAATAGCATTAAATCCATACTGCTTTCTATATGCCTGACACATTTTAACACCAGCAATCTTAGCAATAGCATAAGCATCATTACTAGGTTCCAATTGACTAGTCAATAACTGATCTTCTGTGATAGGAATCTTAGGTAACTTAGGATAGATACATGATGAACCTAAGAATAGAAGTTTCTTAACTCCATTACGATAGGCAGCATCTATAATATTAGTCTGAATCATCAAATTATCATAGATGAATTCAGCAGGTTGTTCACTATTAGCACCTATACCACCAACCTTAGCAGCAGCAAGGAACACATAATCAGGTTTATTGATTCTAAAGAACCTGTTGACATCCTCTTGGTTTCTTAAATCCCAATTGCTATGTGGAGTAGAAAGAATATTATCAAATCCTTTCTTATGAAGCATACGAATTATAGCAGAACCTACTAGTCCTGTATTACCTGCCACATAGATTTTACTATTACTGTCCATAGATGCACATGTCCTCAACGAGTTCTTTAAAGGTTATTTTAGGTTCCCAACCTAATTTTTCTTTTGCTTTAGTGGGATCTCCTAACAAAGATTCTACTTCAGCAGGACGGAAATATTTGTCACTAACTTTAATGACAGGTTTTTTCATCCCCCAATCATATCCAATCTCATCCAACCCTTCACCCATCCATTCAATATTAAAACCAAACAGAGGTGCTGCTTCTGCAATAAACTCTTTAACAGAGTATTGTTTTCCAGTAGCAATTACATAATCATCAGGTTCATCTTGCTGCAACATTAACCACATTGCTTCAACATAATCCTTTGCATGTCCCCAATCTCTCTTTGCATTAAGATTACCAAGTTCGATACAATCTTCCAGTCCAGAAGAGATACGTGATAATCCTCTTGTAATCTTACGAGTTACAAAAGTCTCACCTCGTCTTGGTGACTCATGATTAAAGAGAATACCAGAACTACAATGCATCCCATAGGACTCACGATAGTTCTTGACAATCCAATACCCATATAATTTAGCAACACCATAAGGAGAACGTGGATAGAAAGGTGTAGTTTCAGTTTGTGGAACTGCTTGCACCAATCCATATAGTTCTGATGTAGATGCCTGATAGATACGAGTTTTCTTCTCCATACCAAGAAGACGAACAGCCTCAAGAACTCTAAGAGTTCCTAAACCATCCACCTGTCCAGTATATTCTGGTGTCTCAAAAGAAACTTTAACATGACTCTGAGCACCTAGATTATAAATTTCATCTGGTTCAACTTGCTTGATGACACTAATCAAATTAGTAGCATCAGTTAAATCTCCATAATGAAGTTGTAAATCTGGATAGATATGATCTATTCTATGGGTATTAATCAATGAACAACGACGAACGATTCCATGTACCTCATATCCCTTCTCTAAGAGAAGTTCAGCAAGGTAGGAACCGTCCTGTCCTGTAATACCAGTTATTAAAGCAACTTTACTCATCTTTTACATAGCAGGGCACACCTTCTGGATCCAACCATTTAGTGTATTCAAAGTCTTCAATAGCTTGTGACAATTGCATTCCATTGTCACAAAGGTACATATCATTATATCTCTTAGTATAATGATTTTCTTTCTGAATACGAAAATCAGGTTTACCATTTTCTAGTAAACCTGCTTCAACATAACGGTAAGGATACCGTTCCATAAGAACTTTCATTATACTCCCACCAAATCTTCAGCAATGCATTCTATAATAGTATTATAATCAGCATCTGGATCTTCTCCAGAAAGTTCTACTAGTCCTTCACTAACATAATACCTTGTAACTTTCTTATAAAGTTTTGGGTTTTTTACATCCAAATAAATTTCTTTATTTGCTGCGGCACGAAGAATCGATAGATCTTTCTTGAATTTAGTAGTAAGCGTCATTGCTTTGAATTGTTTACCTTCTTATTATAAGATGGTATTTATCAAAAGTCAAGTATATTAATCCCACCTAGTGACAGTTAACTCAATTGAATTATCATCCATCTCCCATTCTTCATCAACTTGGAATCCCATTTCCTTAATTGTATTATGTACAGTCATCCTTGCATATTGTTGTGTAACCTTCTCAACAAACCTCTTTGGTGGAATAGGTTGATTCCATGTTTGTATATCAGCAACCAATTCATATTCACCATGATTATTCAAACGAAATCCAATATCAGTACCAATAGAAACGTCAACCTTTACTTTCTCATGTTGATGATCAATAGGATTAATCAACTCTTGATTCTCCCAAACATCATACTGTAAAAGTTCTAATGCTTCAATCAATTGTGGTTTGTGTTTGATCTTGGTTTTGACTATGCTGAAGTGCGACATTGTTAGAATAAAATTCGGGTTTAAATTGACGGGTTTCTAAAGTTCCAAGTTTCTCCTCTATTTGTTGAGTAAGTTCTACACATTGATGAGAAGTAAAACCAGTGGCTTCTTCTGTTACATGTCCGTCTTGTCTAATAGTAAACTTAAGTGTTTGCTTTTCCATAACTAAAACTGTTTAGGATGGGTTACTACATCACCATGTATCTCACCAATATCATCTATGTGAGCATGATCAATCTTTTCAATATGCAAATGCTCTAATGCATTTGCAATTCTTTCAAGTGCTGATGCAATTCTAGTGAACTCTTCACTCATAATAAAAAATCTCCAAGTGTGGTATTTAGCCCTGCCAAATCATATCTGGCATTGCCTGTTGTCCAGGACGGTTTACTATTAATAGTATACCATACCCTACAAACCATATTATATTAAAAAGCCACGCTTGTCTCCACAAATATTTACGTATACCCATAGCAATTGTTACATTCTTAACTGCTTTAGGATCATACTCATTACCTGTAGACCTAAGTATCTGTTCTATTATCACCGCAACAATAGTTCCTACCACCAATGGATAGAATACAAAGTTTGCAAATGACATGATTGCTATTAGAAAAGTCATTCTTCGTGAGTGTGTTTTAATTTACCAGACATCTCATAGGCATCCTTGTTGCCACCATGTCCATGTGCTATACCCAATTCATGCATCTTAGCATGTTCGTCAATAGGATCACGTAATTCTGTTTTACCAGGACCGATTGTAAGATACAATCCATATCCCATAATAAAGAATAATAATCCTACGATAATGAATACTAAAATCATCTTGCTCCTATACGGGGTTCAGTATCAGGGACTTCATGGGGATCCATTTTCCCTTTTGGTAAATAAGCCAACTCACGCATGGCCCTAACTGAGGGATCAGTTGTAACATTAGTGGGCAGTCGTCCAAGAGCGACATTATCATAGTTGAGTGAGTGCCTATCAAATGTAGAAAGTTCATATTCCTCCGTCATCGATAGACAATTGGTTGGGCAGTATTCTACACAATTACCACAGAATATGCAAGCCCCAAAGTCTATCGAATAGTTTCTAAGTTCTTTTTTCTTTGCTTGTTTGTTCATCACCCAGTCGACCACTGGGAGATTTATTGGACATACTCTAACACATACCTCACAAGCAATGCACTTGTCCATTTCAAAATGTATGCGTCCACGATACCTTTCAGAGGGTATCAGTTTCTCATAAGGATACTGTATTGTTACAGGTCTCCTTCTCATATGATCAAAGGTTACTTCTAACCCTTGAAACATATATTTAGCAGTGTCTCTTATTTCTTTTAAGTAATTGAGTACTGCTTTCATTGCATTGGATGGAATAAAAGATCTGGAAAAAAGTAATTAAATTCAATAAGAATGACTGCTGTAATAGTCAACCATATAGTTGCTACAACTGGTGCAGATCTAAACCATTTAGTATAAAAGATTTTAAAAATTGATTTCATCGTTTTACATCATGGGCACAACCATCACCAGTATAGTCATCACTATCATAGTAACCACCTTTAGTTCCAAAGAAGATTGTTAATCCTACAAATGGAAGTGCTGCTAGTATCAGGAATGTTTCAAAAATCATACCCTTACAATAATATCTCCATCATCATCCTCATCTTCTAGTTCTTCTTTTAATTCTTCAATACGTGCTTGAAGATCTTTATACTCTTCTAAATCGCAACTTGTTTTACCAAAAGTTACGCCCATTAATTCCTCACCTGGTTTTACACCTATCATTTCTGGATGCTGAACCTTTGTCACCTTAGTAGTCCACATACCATTAATCTTGGATGTTTGTTTTACATTCCATCCTTTAGATATAGACATTATAGCCCACACTAAAAGAAGAACCCAAGTTATTGAGAATACTATATCTGTAATTGGATTCATTTTTATTTTTCCTCTGTTGGAATATTAAATATAATCAACCAAGTAATTGATAAAATAATAATAAAAAATACTCTTATAGAACTTGGTGATGTATCAATCATATCCTTGGTATATATCCTTTTGCTTGATTGAGTAAAGGAATAACTTCTGTCTCTACTTTCTCAGCAATTTTATCCACTATACTTATATCTATATCAAGGAAAGGTGGAATAATACCAAGTAATCTTAAAGTGCCATCAAGGAATAAGGCAAGACAAATAAATCCAAGAACCATACTAATGATGGTTGCTTTCAGATTATGCTCTGCCATTGATGCTTCGTCAATTCTCCTTGCTTCCTCAACAGCTTCAGCAACCATAGCATCAACTTGTTGTTTAGTATAACAAAGATTTGTGATGGTTTCTTCAGTCATCTATTAATTAATGTTATACAGTATATTATAATATAGGTGTCAAGTCATCTCATGAAGGTGGTTTAATGGGCGTTTACCCATCTTCTGTTCTTGTTCTCTTTCTAAATCATATAACTTTTTCATCATCTCTTGTTTCTTTTCAATATCTTCCAATTTTTTATGAACGTCTTTGAGCTCAGACTCTATCGATCTGTCGGTCATTTAGTTTTTAAAATGCTTCTCTCAAACCTCCCTGCTGTGTAGAGGATGCAAGTTGTTGATTCGAGTAAAAGTATTTATATAATTAATTTATGCTAGTAAGAATTTTATAGACTTAAAGCATAGTAATACAGAACATATATTGATCATCTGCTCTTCTATTAACAATACGGAATGTTCCTTCAGTATTACCACCCATAATGGTAACTTTACCATTATCACAATTACTAACAGTACCTGTATAAGCAGTTTTAGCAACCAGATGAGCTCCAACAGTTGTGCCTGTATCCATTATTTGAATATTTCTACTAGGACCACAATCGACATATGCCATACCCGATGTACCAGGTTGTGGATAATTGGTTCCATTAGCATCAGGATTACTGAAAGCAGTAATAATCACTATAGCCCCATCCCTTGGTAAATAGATAGCATCACTCATTGCTTCATCATTAACAGTTACCCTAACACCTCCTATATTGTTATCTTGTAACTGTACAAGTGCTGTATTGTTAGCAGCACCTGCTATAACAACTGTACCTGCTGATGTGATGCGAACTCTTTCACTACTACCAGTCTCAAATGTGAGTGCTCCTGATCCATCAGGTATTTTAATGTAAGAAGAACTACTTCCCCTATCATTCAATCTAATACTTAAATTACCAGTATCTTGAATGATATTTAAAGCATTAGATGCAGATGTAACAATATTTAATTTTCCACTTGGAATAGCAGTTCCGATACCTACATCACCAGTACCAGCAGCATTGATATAAGAATTACCATAAGATGTTAGTACGGTTCTTAATACTGGTGTTGACTCTCCAGTATATAATCTTATTTCACCATCACTAGAGTGTTCAATTATTTCTGCAACTCTTCGAGTACCATCAAGCCAAACTGCAAACCCTTTATTATCAGCAGCACCTGTGCATCTTATTTCACCATCTGATGTGATGCGAAGTCTTTCATTATTACCACCAGTATATACCTTAAATGCACCACCAGCAACATACATACTCAAATCTGGTCTTGTACTTCCATCACCTCTATGAATATATTCGAGAACACCACCATTTTGTGCTGATGCTCCTGCAGTAAATTCAAAATTTTCTGCACCACCATTACCTACAACTAATTGTTGAGATCCTCCAGCAACAGAACTTTCTCCAATTAAAACCATACCACTAGATGTGATGGTAACTTTGTCTGAAAAACCACTATAGGCATCATTATGTGTTCCAAAAATTAAGGCACCTTGATCATTACGGATAGTTGTGCATTTAGTATTAGTTCCACCAGTATCATCCCTCATTATAATTTGTGCCATATCAGCACCATGAAGAAGAATCTGGGCTGCATTACTAGTAGTATGATTTTTTATTTGTAATGTTGCAAATGATTCAGGAGTACTATCATTAATAGATACTATACCTTGTTTTGTGATGCGAAGTTTTTCTGTTGGATTTCCAGAACCAGTATTAGTCCTGAATATCATTTCACCAGGCATACTATCTGCACCTGGAGTACCATCAACTATTACTGAAATCTCACCAGCATACTGAGCCATGTCTACACCATCAGCTCCAGCAAATCTTATAGCACCTATAGCATCATTATCCTGAAGAATGGTATATCCTCCTACCGCACCAGTTCTAGACTTACCCAATATAAGATAAGAACCATGTGCATTAGCACTATTTCTAACAACACTAAGTGCTGAATTATAATTAGTTCCTTCAAGTTGGAAAAATGGATTAATTGTTGTAGTTATAATTCTGGCACTACCATGCCCTATTAATACTCTACCATCTGAATTGATGCGAAGTTTTTCTACAGCATTAGCACCATCAGCATTAGTAGCAAAAACTAATGAATTTGAATTTCCAGTTCCCTCTACCGCACCGATATAAGATCTTCTATTTGCTGTTGAAGTATGTGTAAAATAAATATATGACTCATTATCAGAGGTATCTCTAATAAAAATATTACCATTTTCTATAGATAATTTTTCGGGTGGATTATCAGTTCCGATGCCAACATTACCTGCTGATGTGATGCGAAGTCTTTCTGTGGCAGTACCTCCACCCTTTCCACGAATAATTAATTGTCCATCATTTGTATTATTACGAAGATCAATATAGAAAGCACTACCTGATTGTAAGATTTGTGTAAGTTGATTAGTACCATCACTGTCTATAAATTGAACTTGTGGTGATGCTTGACTAATTTGTACAATTCCACCTGATGTGATGCGAACTCTTTCACTACCACCAGTTTCTGCTGTAATAGTATCAGCAGCAGGGAATCTTATATGTGTATTTGTATCTCCATTATGGGTTATTTTATCTGCAACAAAGAGACTACCATTATTAATAGTGGTTCCATCACTATTAAGAGCCATTTTTTGAGTTTCACCTGCATATAATCTTAATTCATCACCAATATGATAATATGCCATTCCACCCTGCTTACCAGTATCAGTATCAGTAAAATATACAGCACCAGGATAATTAGCAGCACATTGGAATGTCATTCCAGCATAATTTCCACTACCATGACCTACCACTAAAGTAGTTGCTTCAGAATTAGCTGCAGTAGATGAATTAATAAACGTTGTATTATTTGCTGAAGGACTACCAAGTGTAGAAATACCAGATACATTTAAAGTATCAGTATCAGTATTGGCAGTTACATTAAGTCCACCTCTTGCAGTTACTATACCAACTGAATCTACGTTCTTTACATCTTCATATGTTAATACACCACCAATAGAAACATTATTAACAAAAGTTGCAATACCAGTTACATTTAAATTAGTTGCATCTGTGTAACTTGCATTCTGTCTTTTCCATACGGTTCCATTCCACTTATATGTAACTCCATTCTCTGTATGGAGATCATTAGTGCTAGGACTATTTGGAAAGTTAAAAGCTGCCATTATATTTTTTTAGTTATTTATGAAGACTTATGATACCAAATATCCCCAAAAGATACTCTCATTTTGAAGACTATAACTGCTATCAGTATTAGAGAAAACATAAGCTTTAACTACATCACCAGAGTCTAACTGCACCAAAGAAGTCAGATTCAAAGTAACGTAATGAAATCCATCAACATCTCTATAAATTGCATGTCCATGCTGATATGTTGATCCTGTACTATCATTCACACGAAGAGCTATTCTAAAATATTGCTCGTTACCAGTATCAAATCTCTGATTCCATCCAAAAGCATATATACCATCAACTGGTGCAGTAAATGCATTACTTGCAAAATTTCCACCTATATCAAATATTTCACTATTGAATGATTTTTGAGTCCAACCAGTCGAAGTAACAGATTGATTGACAGAGTGACGTACACTAAAGGCAGGATTTTTTGGTTTAGTTACTTCACCATCACCACTAATTTGCAATCCAGTTTGGTTATTATTAGTACGTAAGTACATCGTATCTGAAGGATGATGATATACTATTGCTCCTTTTCTTCTAGTTGAATTAGTAGTACCATCAGAAAAAGCAATCCATCCATTATAAGAAGTATTAGAAACAATTGTTACACCTGTATCATGTCCATGAGAAACATTACCTATAACTACATCATCACATTGTTCGTGTGCATTAATTGAAGTACCAGGAGTATTGATAAGGATTCTGCCACCCTCTTCTATACGAATTCTTTCAGCATATGTATTTACTCCTGATCTTGTATAGAAAACGTGTTGATTACCTGAGCCAGGATTATTGGGAGAAGTATGTCCATTTGCATAATATCTAATACCACCACCAAAAGTATCACTTGTGGGATTACCTGCACTAAGTGAAATCAATGCACCTTGTTTAGCATCAGTTGGAGTATGATTACTACCAGTATTAGTACTATAACCAGAACCACCAGTAATTGATAAACTTTGAGAACCAGAAGATGCAACTGCTCTTTGTATTATAGGATATCTATCTCCTGCTAAACCTATTTGCAAATCTTGTGCTTGTAGATATCCAGTTGTAACTTCAGCATCACCACTTGAATTAATAGTAAATCTTTCTGCGGAGTCGTAAACACTGAATCTATCTGCATCTACTCCAATTCCTTGCCCGACAAACCAACTACCTTGAGTTGTAGTAAATTTTATCGCTGCATTTCTGGAACGATTATTTTGAATGTGAAGATAACATTGGCTACTTGTCGATGATTCATAGAGATGTAGTTTCTGATCTGGAGCATCTTCTCCTATACCAACACTACCACCAAAATAAGCACCACCATCATATCTTAAATGGTATGCTTTAGTAGAACCATTATCATAATAAACCTGCATTGCTTGTTGACTTAATCCAGCACTACCAGCTCCTTTAAGTATTATATCTGGTCTATTACCTTGTCCAGTGTCACCAGGATCTAAGAAAATTCCATTTGTTATTGTACCACCAGTCTGTTGAGTGATAACTCCATTACCTCGAACATGTAAAGTAGTTGTAGGATTATCAGTTCTGATACCAACTTTACCATTTGATGCGATGCAAAGTCTTTCAGCATTAGATCCAGTTACATCAACAATTTTAAATGCAGCATCAGAAGCATCTGCTCTTACAACATATTCTCTAGCACCAGAAGCAAATAATGATAAATCTGCTTTTCTACTTGAACTTGAACCAGCTCCACCACCTCTAATTCTTATAACACCTTGTGTTGCATCCCATACTTCTAATTTCTTATCAGGATCATCAGTTCCGACACCAACTCGACCAGTCTCCATATCAATAACCATTCTCTTGGTAACACCAGTTTCCAAACTTCTATCAGATGTAGTCATAGAACCAAATGTTATCTGATTATCATAACTTGAACCAGCATTATAACCAACTATCCAAGGCGATTCATATCCAGAGGCATATCTTATCGCATAACCACCTAATGCATCTCCTCCTTGGAATTTTCTTTTTGCAAGCAATCCATACATTCCACTACCGTGATGATACCCTGCGGTAATATCACCAGCTACTTGAAGTTTACCCTCAGTAACATTTTGAGTGCCGATAGACACGTTACCAGTTGATGCGATGCGAAGTCTTTCTGAACCACCAGTTTCTGCTGCAATAGTATCAGCAGCAGGGAATCTTATCTTTGTATCAGTATCTCCTTCATGTGATGCTAATACATCTGGCGTGTAAATAATGCCATCACCACCTATTTTTAATTTTAATGCATTACTATTATCTCTTAGCTGCAAATAATCAATAGCATCAGCACCACTGGCAGATTTTTTAAGTGTTAATGTGCTGTTAGATGTACTTGAACTTGCTATATAAGCAAACGTACCTGCCGAATAAAATCTACCATTATGTACCTTAACACCATCTGAATCGCAACGAAGTCTTTCAACTTGAGCAGTGATAAATCTCATATAATCATCATTCTGTGAATATTCAATAACACCTCTCTGAGCACTACCAGAATCACCAAAATTAATTCCAGCACCACCACTTGTTCCTGTTAAAAATGTAAGGTAAGCATGATCACTATCCTCAACAACAATGGTGTCATGAGCATATCCAGTTGCACTTGATTCACCATTTTTTACGTGAAGTCTTGCTAACGGGGTTGCCTCATTTATACCAACATTACCACCTGTAACTCTTATTCCGTCTCTTGCTGTTATTATACCTACTGAATCTACGTTCTTAACATCTTCATATGTTAAGACTCCACCTACATTCAAATTACCACTGAATGTACCTATACCTGCTTCTATATTTGTACTGCCACCAATATCCAAACCCTCTACGGTCAGACTACCATCGACAGCCTTTATAACATCTCCGTTACCGTTAAAGATTAATCCCATTATTCACAGACTTTTTTAGTATTTATCTTACCTCAAAATCTAATTTTCTAACCTTACGTTTTCTACGTTGCTCTTGCCACTCTATATCTTCTGGTCTTAATACACCACTCTTTGATACCTTCGTTGGTGAACTAAGCATAATAACCTTTGACATATCACAAGCAGAAATACTGTTACCAGTTATTGTTGTCATATTAGAACAACCACAACATATTGGTTTACCTGCAGCACCTTCCAATTCCTTTCCACAAGAAAGACATTTTATTCTCAGTTTATCCATTTTTATTTTATTAACAATAAAAAGGGGGAACCACTTCCCCCTCCTTTTTCTATTATGTATAAGTATCTACTTTCCTATTCGCTCAACTGCTTCACGAGACTTCTCAAGGATGTCACCTCTCAATGGTACATAACCTAACACAGATGCCTTCTCTTGATACTCAGTACTAAGTAACTTTCTAAAGGTTTCCTTTACTGCTTCAGTCTTACGACCATTACCAGTTTCATAAGCAAGTACCCACGTAAGCGTAGCAATTGGGTATGCACCTTTTGCTGTGGGGTTAGGGTTTGTCCCTGCGAGGTTTTCATCAAGTGTAATCCCATTGAGTGCCAAAGCACCAGACTCAAGTGATGGTTTAATAAACTCACCAGATTTATTCTGCAATGCAGCAGCAACAACTTCACCCTTAATGTAGGACTGATTAACATAACCAATAGCACCTAATGTAGTTCTAATATTACCAGCAACACCAGCGTTGCCTTTGTTTCCTATACCAACAGGCCAAGGAATGGATTTACCCACACCCAGTTTCCACTTCTTACTGAATGCTTGCATAGAGTTTGAAAATGCAGCAGTAGTACCAGAACCATCGGAACGATACACCCAAGTCATTTTCTGATCATCACATCCAACTTGATTCCAATTATTAATCTCACCAATAGCAACCTGTACTGCTTGCTCTTGTGTAAGTTTTAAATCACAACCAGGCATATTATAACCAAAGGCAATTGTGCCTCCTGTCATAGGAATCTGAACTAGTCCTCGTTTTGCTTTGTCTATATCAACTTGCTTCATAGGATCATCGGATGCTCCGAAGTCCACTGTTTCATCGAGGAATGCTTTTCGACCTGAACCACTACCGATTGCTTGGTAGTTTACTCTGTGTCCTCCTTCTTTTGCGAAGTCGGCAAACCATCTACTGTATATCTTAGATGGGAATGAAGCACCTGCTCCTGAAAGTCTTGTTCGTGCTTCTGCACAACCAGGTACTGTGAGAGCAGCAAGTGCTGCTACTGCGATAAGCCTTTTCATTTGGATCCGCTTAGGGCATTATTATGTATACATCATAGCATAAAAAAATACCCCCTGCATTGCAGAGGGTATCGATCCATCTCGAACTAGAGATATTTAGTTATCTGAAAATCAGAATGTGAACTTAGCACCAAGCTTAGCACCCCAGTTAACGATATCTTCGTTAGAAGAATCTTCGTCTGTGATTCCAGAAAGCTCACCGTATACTCCGATTGAATCGGTAGCAGCAACAGTTACTCCAACTTTACCAGAGAACTCGCTCTCAGAACCATCAGTTCCGTCAACAGCAACGAATGAAGGACCGCCTTGTACATAGAAGTCAGCAGACTCACTAAGAGAACCTTCGTAACCGATGTGAAGATCAGTTGTAGCTCCAGAGTAGTCTCCATCAGGATATGAGATATTGCTCTCAACATTCACGTATGGACCAGCAAAAGCTGCACCAGCGAGAAGGAATGGAGATGCTGCAACAGCAGCGATTGTTGATTTGATAGACATGTTTTTTTGTTAAGTATCTCGCAAGAATTAAAAAAACCCCTTGCGGATGATAGCACCCCCGACATGGGGTACTGTTTGCATCTACACAGGGTTACGATTCTTTCGAGTCCTTTGTATATGATGTATTTATATTAACAGAACTTATAGAATCTGTCAAAGGGGGTTGTGACAGTTGATAGTTCGGTATACCCTATATTTGTTTCGCAATAGAATCTATAGCTGCTGGTAAGATTGCATATTCCATTCTCTGAATTGCTTTTGTTAATGATTCAATATCATCATCTGGTAATATTGGAACCTCACCTTGCATAATTATCTCTCCACCATCCAATTCCTCATTCACATAATGAACAGTACATCCAGCAAATTCTTCACCTGCTTCCATTGCTTGTTCTACAGCATGTAATCCCTTATACTTAGGAAGTAATGATGGATGTACATTTATCATAGGAGCAGGGAACTTAGATGGATTCTTAATCACTCTCATGTAACCTGCAAGAACAATAAGATCTACTTTATAAGTTTCAAAAAGTACTATCATATTATCTTCATCTTTATGATTAATATAACAGTGAGGAATACCAAATTTTGCTGCTCTTTTTAAAGCACCACATTTCTTCTTATTGTGTATCATCAACACAACTTCATGCTTAGTACAAGTTCTAAGTATATTTTCGAAGTTGGTTCCGTTGCCAGAACACATGATGCCTAGTCTCATTTAGTTTGCTCCGATACTATTGCTTTTAGTTTACCATCTTCAACAGTAATATTGATTTGGTGTTGCAAATCCTTATCAGTATTCATAAATCTAATATCTATTGCACCACCCTTCCCATAACATTGCATGAATACCTTATTGCATTCTATTTTCCATTGTTCTGGACTCTCAGCATGTTTATACACTGGATTGGAATGTTTATCTTCATATCCCTTTACCCAAGGTGTATTCTCATTTAAATTTAACCACTTCTTCATAATACTGGATACTCCTCATTTCTTACAAACTCAGTTTTCATAGTCTCAAAGTCTTTCATCAATCGTTGAACTTGTTTCTTATCAAGTCCAGCAAGCATCTCACAATTTTCTAAGCACCGATAGATACACTCTCTATCAGAAATAGGTGGGGAAATCTCCCACCCTTGATCATCATAATACTTCTTACCCTCAGTGACTTGTGCCTCTACATGTCCAAGATCTTGTGCCTCGGAGGGATTTTCGTAATTATGAGTTTTACTCATTTTTCTATTACCTGAACCTTTACTGGTCTATTGTCAAGATAATCAGCAAGTCTATGATATGCCAATGCCGTGAATACTTGTGGTACTATGAAAGCAATCATAGCAATAATCCAAAACCAATAGTAATAATTTTCTTTATTCTGTGTTCTCATTGACTCCAATCCTGATAAGGTGGTTCAGGTTCATCGATAAAATGTTTAAAATGTTCTGTATCGAAGTATGATGGTGGCAAAGGATGTATATCATCATATGCACCATTCATTCTTTTCTTATGTTCTCTTTCATCTAATACTTCATTAATAAGGATCTTCAACTCTTTAACCATCTCTGGAGTGTGACATCTTCTTGGTGTAATTACTGCACTAGGAAGAATTGGATTTCCATTTTCATCATGGGGATATACATTATCAGTACATCCCTTTATTGCAGGACCACTTAACCCTTGTGTATCAATCTTATCCATTAGACAGGATGATGCATTGGAACATAATTAATATTTTCTAGAACTCCTTCCCAATCCTTATCAAATTGTACTAGTCCAGCATCTGTTAAAACATGCTTGTACATTTTGTTAAAGACTGCTGGTGGTATGGTACAAATGTTAGCACCATATTCAAATGCTCTACCTACATCTCTTACATTACGAATAGAAGCACCTAGTATCTCAGTTGCTTTCCAGTTTTGCTTTGCATATACATTAGCAATATCTTTTATAAGACATAAACCACCAAATGAGTTATCATCAACTCTTCCTACAAATGGTGAAACATACTTAGCACCTGCCTTGGCAGCAAGTATTGCTTGTGTTGGTGAGAATATAAGAGTTACATTTACTTTTATTAATTGCCTAGACAACTGATAACAAACAGATAGTCCATCAGGAGTACAAGGAACTTTAATTGTAGTTTGTTCCTTACCAAATTTCTTAGCAAGTCTCAAACCTTCTTCATACATCTCTTTACGATTACCAACAACCTCCATACTTATATCAGGAATACCAAGTTCTATTAGACTTTGATATACAACTTCAGGATCTCCACCATTCTTTAATATTAAGGATGGGTTAGTTGTTACTCCATCAATTAATCCTGTAGCATTTCCATCTTCAATCGCTTTGATGTCTGCAGTATCTAAAAACAACTTCATAGTTTTTGGTGTGTCGTATATTGTTAGTTCCATTATATATCACAAAAAATAGTGGTGAGGGAGGTAAGATTTGAGTATGCTTACAAACACAGGGCATTGCTACTCTTAGTAATTTTACTGTGCTGCATGAGTCCCAT